CAATGTTGCCGTTCCACGACTCGATGGATGGAGCATCCACAAAAGCGCAAGGTGGAGCGATATTGCGAGGATCGTTAACAACCCTAAGCCCCGAAATAGTTTGGAGAGTAGTGACCAGATCATCTAGCGCCTCGTTCAGGAAGTCCGTGTAAGCCATCTCAGGCGACCTGTGGTCTGTTGATGCCTAACAACTGTTTGACGATGCCTGAGAGCCCTACGGTGGGCGCTGACGCCATATCTGTGAACGATGCGAATTGGTCAACCGAGCCACGCTGACGATAAAGAGCGGAACCGTACATGAGCGTACCGAGCGTGACATCTCCACCAGGCGTAACAGTCAGTTGATCCGTGTAGCCGGACTCTTGACGTCGGCGGAAACAGAACGAGTTTGCAGCTGCAGCGACCTGCACCAAAAAGGCTGTCTCGTCACCGCTAGTTGTGATTCCGAGATATGTCGCAATTTGTGGGCCTGTGACCCAAGTGCAAGTTTCGGTATAGGTCAGGGTGCCTTGCGGTATTGCAGCTGAGCGGTCAAGGTTGTCGCCTTCGTCATAAAACAACACTTGGTTGGGGATCGGTTGGTTGACATCAAAAAGGAGATCGCCTTCAGAATCAACGCCAATAAAAAGGTAACTCGGCAAATCGTAAATGACATGAGCGCCGTTCAGGCCGTGACCCAAACTAGCGAGTGTCATTGACTGCCCAACAGCAACATCGGGTTCCGTCAGCGTTTGGACAACCGCATAGTTATCCAACCGCTGGTGGAATGTGACTTGGTATACAGCCATGATCGGCTAACCGCCTTTCGGGCTAGTAGTTAGGCGATGACGATTGATTGAATGAAACTCGACTTAGCGACGAAGGTGGCGAAGTACTGGTGGATACTCAGGTTCTTGCCAAGGGTGCTCGGGTTGTCAATGCTCAACAATTGCGGGCCTGATTCGTAGATTTCAAAGCCTGGTGCGTAAACCACAAGCATGGTTCCGGAAGCGAAGTTGTTGTCAACGACGACATTCAAACCGAGAACATTCATGCTGGTGTACTGGAGACCAGAGACGTTACCAATTGAGTTGGTGGTCATCATGCCGTTGGCGTTGTAACCAAACACTGGACGCTTGTCGGCGTCGGTTTGCTTGCCCAACTTTTCCCATACATCGGGCGACACGCACAAGTGTGTGGGGAAGAAGTTTGAATCTTCAGCGATTTCTCGAGCGGCGTCGTACAAGGAGCTGAACAACGAAGTCGGATCGGCGTCCGTGACAGTCCAAGTTGAACCTGATGCAGTCTTGCCAGCAACAAGTGCGTCAGCTGCAATGTCGTCAGTCTTGATGAGTACTTGACCAGCGAGGTCGTTCAACACGACTTGCATTGCTGCAGGATCGGTGAAGTCAATGTCTTGGCGTGACAAGGTGACCTGACCGGCAACGGTTGACTTGGTGACAGTGTTTGAAGCGATAACCATTGTGGTTGCCGACACTGCGTCAAGCTGACCAGACTGGGTTGCTGCAGATGTATGGGTCGTGATTGTCGGACGGATGAACTGACGGCTAGGCGTGTTCGGCATGGCTCGAGCGCCAAAAGCGTTAACGACTGGACGGACATAATTGAGGTCCTGGAACACGGGACCCAAAACGCTGAGGCTGAGCAAGCCTGGCGTGTCCGATGTCAAGATGTCGCCAGCTGCTGCTTGAATCGCAGTCTGATTACGGCGTGAAGCCTGAATGAAAGCATCGTTTACTTTGTGCCAAGTGTCGCCACCAGTGTGGTAAGCGGCAAGCATTTCGGATGCGCTAGGCATAGCAAACTCACGCTTGGGCTGAGCAAAGATCGGTGCGGTAGGCACAATGACTTCCTCGGAAACGATTGGGCTAAGTTCCATTTTTGGTTCTTCCTTTTGTTCTTCGACTTGTGGCGCTTCCGCCGCTACTTTCGTAATCGTAGCACCGGCAAATGCCCCCTGTGGGACTAGCGATAATTCAACCCAGTCGCCTTTGATAATTGTCATGTTTCCTGCGTCGTCGTACTTGAACTCTGTCGGATTTACACCAACAGATACAGCGTCAATGACACCATCGGAAGCAAGCACTAAAGCCTCGTCGCCTGCTCGAGTATTAGAAACTCGTGCAGTGAAATACATTGCTTCTGGACTGTCGACACGCTCGGCCACTAAACCGACTGCTTGCGTTGAGTCGTGGTACATATACAGTTTTGGCGCTTTGCCTTCAACAGACAAACTGCCTGGAGCAAACTGCACGTTCGTGCCATCGGAAACTGTTGCAAAAGTGTTGTAGGGAACTGCGACGCCAGTGATAGTCCGACGATCCTGCCCGTCAGGGCCTGCAGCTTCTACAGCAAAAGTGTTTGAACTAAACCTGATCATGCCAACTCCTCTTGAGTGTTTTCTTCAACTGTCTTAGTTTCTTTTTCCATGTAACTGTCAATCTCTAGCCACTTTTCAACATCCCATTTGACATAAGTGCCTCGAGGAAGTTGCTGGCTAAGGGCTGACGAAATTGCTTGTGCATACATTGACAATCCAAACGTCCACAAGTCCGACTTAGCGCCTGCGCTGTTTGTGTAGGCGTATGAACCAGTAGAAATACCCAATAGATATGGGGGTACGTTGCACAAGTTAGCGATCTCTTTTGACTGGTATTCGGCTGCATCAATCAACAGCATTTTGTCCGGTGTCGCATTTGTTTCTGTGTAGGTCAAGAACTCGTTAAGAGCTGCAGTCTGGTTACTGTTCCGAGCCTCATTAAACGCTTCAGCCAAAGCACCTAATTCCTCAGCTGACAAGGGCTCGCCGCCAACCTGGCGCAAAACGCCAGCCGGAATCGCCGAGGAACTATTGCGCAGTCGAGCGTCACAAAGTTTGATTGCTGTAGCAATGGTTTGTTCGCTCATGTAAATCATGCCCTGCGTAGGACTGTAAATCTGAACAACATCGGCAGGGTCTAGAGCGCCACCGTTGAAATAGATTTCTTTGCTTTTACCGAACCACACCGGACCTTCAGCGTCGGCCGTGTCAATGGAGCCCTGTGGTAGACGGGTGGCGGACGCCATGTAACCGTCTTTTGTTCGGCTGGTGATGTAAAGAAAGCAACGGCCATAAAAGAACAGGTCGTCAAAAATCCATGGGAACAAGAACGAGTTAGGCATTTCAGGGTCAAGTTGGCGTAGCCAGGTACGAGGAGCCAACGGCACAGTTTCCATTTCGTTGCCGTTCCAAATCTCGGTGCACATCTTTAATTCCATGCTTGCCAAAACTGAGGCCATAAGGTCACGGCTTCGACTAATTGCAGGAACAGAAATGGCACGATTACGAGCCAAGCCAGACTGGTACGTGTACCAACTGCCGATCGTGTTGGGGGCTTTGTTTTGTCGGTAGTAATTGGTGCCAACTGCAGCTGCAACCGATTCCTCAGGAATAGGACTAATAGCCGCCTTTGTCACTTCTTTTTTGCTAAATAATCCCATTAGGTTTCCTTTGCAGGGGAGTGCCGACGGGTCCCCGACGAACCCGCCGACACGATGCCGATATTAGTTCACCTTACTACCATTATGGGTTTAGCCCGATTCTGATATTTGCTAGAGAGAGCGATACCCCACACTGCACACTTAGCAAGTTCTATTGGTCCTGGACTCGACTTGTGAGAAATCATGACTCCCATACCTGTCTTAACAAGAACGCTTCGCAATATGTGTTCCGACAAACTGACTTGACCAGAGTGCTTAACACGACCTTCAATGATCATCTTTTGAGCAATGCCAGTCCACTTCAACATTTCGGCCTGACCGACCACAGTCATGCGGCGACGGTAATGCAAAGGCGCATGGATTTCTAACGTCGGCGTAATAGCCAGGGCAACGAGCTTGTCGTCCATGACTCGATCAATCTCAGACCAAAGCGCTGTTTCGTTATCAACAATAAACTCGACATGAGTGTGCACAATGCCATCAAACATTGACGATCTGACGCCAACATAACGGTTCGTGTCCATACTCATCTCTACGGCCAGCACTCCACCGGCAGGCATTGGGTCCTCAGTTTTACAGGAAGCCCAAACGCCTTCCTCCAACCAACTGCCTCGACTACTGACCCACATATTTAAGTGGGCACGCAAGAACGACTCTTTCTTAGATACAGCCTGGAGTGCCTCAACCGTGATCGTCTTACCCAACGCAGGGTTAGCGTAAATCCAGTTTTCAGGGTTACGCCAATCCCGATCGCCGATACTCCACTCAGCAAAATAGAGCCGTGTGCGCTCGCCTCGTTCAATCTCTGAGATGGCCGTCTCTCGCATATGAATCATCGCCACACTGGACTCATCCCCAGCTGTGCTCCAGCAACTCAGCAGGGGATTCTTGCGAGCAATCTGCGACGGCCGTAGAGCTTCCGATAAACACTTCTCAGACACATTGAAAAGTTCGTCCACAACAATCAGGTCATACGACCCACCATGCAAGTTCGGAGAAGCTGCACGAACTTCCCACATAGACCCGTCTGGCATCGTCACCGACTTACGACCAAAAGTTCTCATTGCTTTAGCGCCGAACAAGTCAACAAGCAAAGGAGCCAGGCTGTTAAAGATTGCCTCAGCTCGATCCAAACGGTTAGCGACCGACAAGATGTTTTGAGGCTGACCGCGCAACTTTGCAAAGTCAGTGAGCCACCAACCGATCATTGCACCAAGCCCAACCGACTTACCGTTCTGTCGAGCCGTACTGCATAAAGATTCACGAAACAAAAGGTCGCCGTTTTCATTGTGACTAAGTTGTCCACTCAACGCATGAATCTGCCATTCAAAAAGACAAATGTTTTGGTACGTCTCCGCCCACTTTGCAACCTGGGGGCCGTAAGACAGATTCGACAGACCAGACGTTTCCAATCTT